ACCAGCACTTCCGAATGAAGCATTACCAGACATTACCTCACGACTTGTCTGTGAGTATATCTCTCCACCAGTTATACTGAATAGTGTTGTCTTATCTCCAAGTTCTGTAGAGGTCTTAGTCTCCGAGAGACCACTTGCAGCAAATAGACCACCTGAACCTGTTCTGTCTGTAGTAAAGCTATAAGTATTAAATTCTGCCCAAGGTGCATTACTAAACTTATGGTATGATGTTGCACCTCTTACATCATCCGTATTGTATACAAATCCCCAAGATTCTTCTCCTCCATCTTTAGGATCTAGTATACCCCCAAAGTCCAAAAGACTTGGGACTGCATCAACAGCTCCCAAGTCTTCTGTAGTGAATGGTACGAATAAGAATTCGTTCCAATCTAATGTTGTTGTTACTTCACAAGTACCAGATACAGTAATCCCACCAGAACCTACCCAGAACGCACTGCTGCGTTCCATACCACCACCCATCTCAAATAGGGATCCAGTACCAACCCAGAACTTTCTGATGCCTTCTAAGGCGGTAGAGGCGAGGTGAGCAGTTCCATCAGCAACGAAATTACCATGACTGAAGCTTACCCTTGGTGATCCACCAGATATAGTTGCTGTTCCAAATGGGTAATGATCTGCTGATATGGAGACTTCTCCAAAACTATCTTGACTTAAATTACTTTCTGCTTCTAAATTTGTCGGAGCATCACCTATCGATCCATAATCATCCGTTACGTTAAGGACAGTAACATCGCCGTAACTTTCGGTAGAATATAGAGAAATCGTATTTGAATCGTAGGTGTATTCGTTCATACTTCACGAAAACAATAAGAAGGGGGTGGAATATCTCCAACCCCCATCCTGATATACTTAATAGTATAAATGATCAGTCAAGACTGATGTTCAATGTAACCTTAATTTGGTCACCGTTGTTCTGAATAGGGTATGGACCATTTGTAAATCTTTCAGCGAACATTATGCTGCTGTAAAGAGTTAGGTTACCAGTTCCATCCAATGCAGGAGTTGTAGTGAAGGTTGATGTTGAAGGTGTACTGAAGATTGTATATGTCTGTTCAGTAGTTGTAGTGTTTGAAGTACCACGTGCAACGTAAATAACATCGCCTGGTTGTAAACCGTGAGCTTGAATAGCAGTTACTGAAGTATAGTCAAGTGTGATACTTGGGTCAGTAGCACCCTGAATGTTATCAGTTAGAGCAACAGAAACATTAGCAGAATCTACAAGGTAGATACGGCGAAGAGCACGATCAATACCACCAATAACTGTACCAGCAGGAACAGCAGCGTTACCACCAATAGCCATTCCGATTGTAATGTTATCCATTACAGAAGCTACGTTAGGAAGTGTAACATAGTCGTTACCAATAACTCCAATACATACGTTTGTGTTATCTCCCTTTGTTAGAGTAGTAGCAGCAGCACCTGAAGCAGCATCAGCAACACCTTGAATCGCAAGAGGCATGTTATTTGCTCTTACAATATAATAACCGTAGACATTACCAGCAGCAGCATCAAATGTGAAAGTCTGTTCTGGATAAGTAGCAGTTGTTACAACACCAGCAGTAGAATCTTGATTAATTTTCCACTGCCCACCATTTAGGAGAATACCATACTGATCAGTATAATCGTATCTTGCTTCTGTACGGTTGTTAATACAAAGAGGATACCCTGTATTTACAGTTTGTCCATACTTGTTTGTATTACCATCTTGGTATGGTTCATAATATGCTGTAACACTAGGCACGTCTGCTTCAGCAGGAGTGGTGTCAGTAGTGTAAAGCTTAAGAATTAGATCCCTTGGTGCATTATCCTCTCTATCCAAAACGAAGTTGTTCTGGTTAACGAGATAACGAAGTGACTCAAGTTCGCCAATATTAGGTACTAGCAGTGCCATTTAATTTGTCTCCGAAAATCGTTTGTGTTGCTTGCTTACGTTTATTTATAAAATAATCGCTCCTCGATTATTTATCAAAGGAAAACTTTAAGAGATAACATAAATCTCCTGATCTGGTTTACCTGATCAACTCGGAACCGTAGCATATCCCCAGCCATTAAATCTTGATCCCAATTAGTTAAAACATCACCAGATGCTTTCAAGTTTCCATTAATGGTTGGTTTATCACCACCACATATAGTCTGGAAGTTAGGAAAATCATTGAATGTACATTTCTGTACGTCCATAATAAGAATACCAACCACATCAGAAGTTAGTGTCCACGACTGGATTCTTCCAGTTACATCTATTTGTAGTTCACCTTTTTCTCCAGTGTTCATATCTACAGAACCACTACCATAAACAAAGTTAATTGTTCTGGTAAGATCTGCAGTTGTTGATTGAGCAACAGTGAAAAGTTTATCTCCAGCAGAAGGTGGAGTTGGGAATATTATCTTACTCCCACTAACAGTATAATCTACTCCTGGATGTTGAAGTAATCCATTGATAGAAACAATCAACTGTCCTTCATTTGTTGGAAAGTATGGAGTTCCTCCTTCTGTTAGATCAAACTCTGTCTTAGTTCCATCGAACTGAGCAGTGAAATCATCAAGAACCTCATTGTTATTCTGCAAATATTTTGCAGGAATATCATAATTTACACCAACTGCAAATTTCTTCTTAGCCTCAGAAACTATATTATAGTTTTGAGATTGTACTGATACATTATAGGTAGGCATCAGGAAACTCCAGGTGTTACTTCTAGTATTCCTTCAATAACTCTAGACTTAGTACCCGAAGGTGCAGTCAAGAGAATATCATAAACATACCTTCGAGCTTCTAAGGTAGTTGATGTAGCATTAGGAAGGGCTATTGATAATTGTCCGTTATATCTGTCTGGAAAGTCAACTGTAAAGTCTGTTGATGTAGATGAAGTAAAACTCTTTTTCAATTTCGCTACAGCACTATAACCAGTTAAATTTAACGGTGTTGTATTCGCTTCATTCTGAATATTAAAGGTTGCATTAAAGTCAGTTCCTTTCTCGCAAATTAAATTTATTGGTATAGCAGCCATCGTACATACAAAGAACCCCTCACTATTTAGCGAGGGGGAACTTTGTTATTCAGTTGGAGGTGTTTCGGGTGTTTCCGTTTCTGGTACTGGTAGTGGTTCAGCATTAACCTCACCAGATAAAATACCAAGGGTTTCTAGTCCACCCTGAAGCTTTGTGCGATACTCTCTAAGACGAATAAGTTCTGTCTCTGCCTTAGTAATTTTATCGTTAGCATCAGAAAGTTGTTTAGTAAACTCTTCTCTCAACTGTGCTGGTTCCATAGGAGCAGCATTTGGTGTTTGGGTCATGATAAGTGATCGATCTTACTTATTTATTATAGCATGGATCATCGATTTTAGCTCAGCTAGTTCGGATTTTACCATCTGCAATTCAATATCAGAGTATCTTGACCGAGCTCTTGCTGCTCTAATCTGATCAAATGCTTTCTTATCCTTATTAATTATAGCACCAGTTTTCGAGTCTCTATAAAGACCGTCCTCACCTTCTACTTGGATATCCATTAGAAGGATGCTACTGCTCTTATATCTTGTAGTTTAGGTACGTATGCTGGATTATCAGAATTCATAACAACCTTAACTGCAAAGGAAGTAAACTCAGGTAAGTTAGAGATACTAAATGGAATCTCCTGATATGAATCTTGCTTCTCAAAGAGACCAGATATTTCATTCTCTGGAGTAGGAGCTAATTCAATATCAGCCTTACCATCTTCATTAAAGAACTTCCATTCAATATCATCAAAATTAACTTCGCTTGATTCTTCCTTAATCTTATAAAGAACTTTAATATCATCAATATTTCTTAAGTTAGCAGTAAGCTTAACATCGATTGATGTACCTGGATTCTCTATAGCAATTTCCTTAGTAACATACTTAGCAACACCAGAAGTATTCTTAGAGGAATCTTCAGAAACATACCCCACACCATTTTGTAATGTTGCAGTTTTTACTTCCCACCAAGTTTCAGTATTAGCTTCTTGACCAACAAAACTAAGTAGATCAGTAACCCTGAATATATCATTCTGTTGATCTGTTGGATCCTTCTTTCTTTCATAAGGTGAAAGTGCTGTTACTTTAGAAGTAAAGTCATCATTGATAGGTTGTTTATTATTAAACAATACTAGTTCTTGAGTCTTAGCATCCCATTCAACAACTACACCACTAATCTTATCTAGATATAGATCATCAGTAGTATCTGAAGTTGTTGTTTGCTGTTCGTTGTATCGATTAACAGTTGTACCTACAGTAAATGTAGGTGTTTTAAGACT